ATAATGTCAGTACAGTTAATACTATACCCTCAAAATACATCTGGTCAGTATAATCAGATATCTATAAATCCAAATGAATTTGTAGTAAATGGGATTAATTTTACAGGATTGGGCTCTGCATCCTCAAGAGATAGTGCAGCTGCAAACATATACACAGATGTTTTGACTAATGCACCTCCTTCTATAATTAACACATGGAATAGATTCAGAAGTACAACAGGTGGTAGCCCTGCATTACCTACTGTAAGTTCAGGAAACGCAGTATTTAATTCTATTGCTGTTGCAAATACTTCTGGAATATATCAAAGACTGTCAAATCTAAATGTAGGACAAAGCTATACTGTAAACCTGACTCTTTCTACAACATCATCTGGTTTTGTCTATATAGGTATTTTTAATGGATCTACACAATTAGCAAATCAACCTTTTGCAGCTTCATCATCTAATATTAGTTACAATTTCATAGCTAATGCAACTGATAACACTTTAGTTATAAGCTATGCAAATAGTGTAGCAACAAATATTGAAATAAGCTCTATCTCTGTAATACCTCAATCATCATCTCCTTCAGGTAATATAACTTTCTTAGATAATGGTCAAGTTATTTGCGACTTATACGAAAATGAGGATATACCATTAACACTAAGTATTGATGATTTTAAAAATGCAGCTGAAATGGTGCAGTCTTATTCTAAAGCGTTCTCATTACCTGCAACAAAAAGAAACAATCAAATATTTAACAATATTTTTGAAATAACCAGGAATGATGATGGGATTATATTCAATCCATATTTGCAGACAAAATGTGTATTAAAGCAAGATGGTTTTTTAATATTTGAAGGATATTTAAGGCTAATAGATGTGCAAGATAAATTAGGAGAAATAAGCTACAATGTTAATCTATATTCAGAAGTCATAGCATTAGCAGATTATTTAGAGGACAGAACGTTTAGTGATTTGAATTTTGCAGAATTAACTCATGATTATAATAAGACAAATATCAAAACAAGTTGGACAACAGGAGTGACTTACTCTCAGTCAGGAACATCAGGATTTAGAGCAGCAAATACAATTAAGTACCCATTTGTAAATTGGGAGGGGTCTATACTCTTGGCTAATGGATCAACAGGAAGCAATGCAACAATAGGAAATCCAGAACTAACATCACTAGAACAGGCGTTTAGACCTTTTATAAATATTAGATATTTAATAGACAGAATATTTCAAAACACACCTTTTTCTTTTACTTCTGAATTTTTTGATGAAGCAGATTTTAAAAAGTTGTATATGGATTTTAACTGGGGATCTGATAACAATCCAACAAATGAAAATGACTCTACTTATTCTACTTATTATACTTTCGGATTTGGAGATGGTAGTGCGGTAAATTATGCAACATCTAGCTATGATGTTATGAACCTGTCTACTAATATTCCTTTTATTGGTGGTCTTACCCCACCCAACTACAATGATTCTACTAATGTTCTTACATCAACAGTAGACAATGAAACTTACATTATAGACTATATTTATTCGATAGAAAACACAGACACTGTGGCAAGACAGATAGAGTGCAGATGGTTGTACAATGCAGTTGAAATAAACTATTCAGGAGTTCAAACTATACCAGCAGGGGGAACGTTTTCATACTCAGGTACATTTACAAAAGTAATGATTAATGCAGGTGACACCTTGAAAGCACAATTCAAAACTAATGCAGGAACAGCATCAAAAGTAAGGCAAGATCAGACAACATTATTAGCTGGATATGGTGCTTATGTCAGCTGGCAAACAGGTATGTTGAATTTAACTTCTAATATACTTTTGCAAACTCTAAGAGGGGATCTAGGGCAATGGGAATTTTTAAAAGGTATAATGACTATGTTCAACTTAGTGTCTATTCCTGATAAATCTGATCCAAATAATATACTGATTGAGCCTTATTCAGATGTATTTATAAAAACTACCAAAGGAACATCACTTTCTGACAGAAGTATATCTCATGACTGGACAGAAAAGATAGATGTAAGTGAAATGCAATTAAAACCTCTCACTGATTTAAACAAAAAGACTATTTTGAAATTTGTAGAGGATGATGATGACTATGCTTTTACAACGTACAAGAATGCAGTAGGTGGTCATTTGTATGGCAGTAAATTATTTGATGCATCAGGTTTTACTATTCTAGAAGGAACTGAGGAGATAATAGCTGATCCATTTGCAGCCACTGTTCCACGACCTTTAGATACACAGTTTCCTAATTTCATAGTGCCGATGATATATTCTTATAATGCAGATGATGGTACTTCTAGCGGCTTTGAGAATAGTCCTAGAATAATGTATGACAATGGCGTAAAAGGTTCTGGAACTACTTACTACATACCATCACAAAACGGTTTGTCAAGTGAAAACCAGCCAGACTTCTTGCAGTTTAGTCATTTATCTACAATACCAACTGCACAAGGCACTTTAGACTTTCATTTTGGAGAATGTCAACTAATACAACCAATAGGAAGCCCAGTTAATACTAACTTATTTAACTTATATTGGATGCCTTACTTTGCAGAGCTATACAATGCTAATACCAGAACAATGACATTGAAGGTTAATTTAACAGCAGGAGATATTTCTACATTTAATCTTTATGATACTGTGTTTATTAAAAATAGAGAATTTAGAGTGAATAAAATAGAGTATAAACCAAACGACTTAGCGACAGTTGAATTTATATTAATACCATAATGAAAGCAACAATCCCATATCTGCAGGGCTATATAGTTAAGCCTTATGTAACATTCCCTTCTGGCGAAGTTTTTTTTACAGATGGTACTAATGTTTTAAATGCTAATCAGCAACAGTGTGAAGCCTATGGTTATACATATAACAAAGAAACAGGAACTTGTACAGCATTTACACCAGTTAATAAATTAGGAGAAAGTATTACAAATACTAATAATAATGTTCAAGGATCTAATAATGTAACTGAAACAGGCACGAACAATTCTTATGTTATGGGAGAAAATAACACCATAAAAGGATTGTCAAGAAATAATGTAGTAATTGGTAGTAACAATGAAATTGCTAATGGTATAAACAATGCATCTGTCTTTGGTAACTTTGGACTTGCACAAAGGCAAGGAGAAATAGTCTTGGGTGGTGGTGGCTTTAGTGGTGCAGGAACAGGTAATGCTCAAAGCTCAACAATAGCATTGACAGGAACAACAACAGATGCAAGTGCGACAAGTCTTTTTGTTAATGGGGATTCTAATACGACAGCAATAACAAGAACAAGCGGTATCTTTTTATCATTTGAAGCGGTGGTAATGGGGGTAAGAACAGGTGGTAGTGCAGCCAGTGGTGCCGTTAATGACAGAATATCAGTTAAAGTCTACGGATTAGTCTATACAACAACAGTAGACCAATCAACGTATGACATAGGTAAATTTGGAACAACAAGTGGATGGGGTGCAGCTATGCAGTTTAGTGGCAGTGATATGGTGCTACAAGTATCAGGAGCAGCAAATATGAATATAAGCTGGAGTGCAACTCTAGATATTTACGAATTAAAAGTATAAAAATTATGGCAACAAAAGAGGAGTTAAATTTCCAGGTAAATTCTAATATTGGAGAAGTGTCAAAAGAAATTGGTGGTGCTGCTGATAATACAGCAAGGTTACAAAAAGAAGCGAAAGAAACAGGACAGGAATTTGGCGTTGTAGGCAAAGCAGTAAGAGGACTAGGTGCAGCTATTAAAGGTGCAGGAATAGCACTTGCAATAGGAACATTGACAGCTTTTTTGAATGTATTCAGGCAGAATCAAAAGGTTATAGACTTTTTCAATACAACTTTAAAGATTACATCAATAGCTTTCAATGATTTATTTAGATTTTTAGATAATAATATTGAAGTAATTGTAGGATATTTGAAAAATCTTTTCACTGATCCTGTTGGGGAATTATACAAACTAGGACAGGCAATACAAAGATATTTTGTAGACAATTTAGATGGAGTTGTAAAGCTAATGAAAGCAGTGTCTGATGCTTTAGTCAATGTAGCAAATCCAAGAAAATTTATCTCAGCAGTAGCACAAATTGCTATTGCTACCAAAGAAGCTAGAAAAGACATAAATAAAGAGTTTGATGAAATGATTACTAAGGTTACTGATTATACCAGTAGCATAGTAGGATCTGCAAATGCTATGGTTTTATTAGACAAACAGGCTAGAATAGCAGTAGCGAAAAACAAGATAATTTTAGAACAAAAAGACAGAGAAGCGGAGTTACTAAGACAAGTAAGAGATGATGAAACAAAAACATTTGCTGTAAGAATTAAAGCAAATGAGGATCTTGCCGTAGTATTAGATAAGCAGCAAGAATTAATGATAGAAAACGCTGATGCTCTTGTTAAAGCTGCCCAATTACAATTTGATTTAACAAAGAAGGATGAGGATAATATTGTACTTTTAGAAGCACAAGCAGAACAAGCAGGAGTTTTAGCACAAATAGAAGGGTTTAGATCAGAACAAAAAATCAATGCTATTTCTTTAAATAAAGAGGAGCAATTAGTAGCACAAGAAAATGCTGATGCTCAACTAGCAGCTTTTTCTCAGTTAGCAGGATCTTTAAGTGCTTTAGCAGGAGACAATAAAGAGTTGGCAGCAGCAGGTGCTTTAATAGATACTTATGCAGGTGCGAACAAAGCCTTTGCTCAAGGTGGTGTTGCTGGTTTTGTTAGTGGTGCAGCAATTATAGCAGCAGGTCTTGTAAATTTACAAAAAATATATTCTACAGATGTTGGAACAGGTGGTGGTGGTTCGGCAGGTGCAGCACCTATGACTCCCGCACCTCAAATGGTAGGCGGTGCTTTTGAATTAGGTGGCGGAGTTGCTCCTGAGCCACTTAGAGCTTACGTGTTAACTGATGAAATGTCAGACAGTCAAAATCAATTAGCTAATATAAGAAGGAGAGCTACAATATAAAATAAATAATAATTAAATCTATATAATAATATGCCATGTAAAGAATGCGAAAACGGAAAAGTAAAATGGGGGAACTCAGGAAGCTGTGAATATGATTCTATTGCTGAATGTGAAGCCGCTAATAAAGACTATTACGAAAAGACCACATCTATAAAAGAATTAGTCATTGATGAAAGTTCTCAAGAATTAGCTATTGATGCTATAAGTTTAGTTGCAGCACCAGCCATAGAGGAAAATTTTGTCTATATGAATAAAACTAAAAACAACCTAACTTTAGCTAAAGTAGATGATGAAAAGAGAATGTTAGTCAGCCCTGCCCTTATACCTAACAAGAATATTTTTAGATATGATCCGAATACAGATTCTGAGTACTACGTTTACTTTAGCCCTGAAACTGTTAGAAAAGCATCTGAGTTATATTTAAAACATAACAATCATCACAAAGCAACTTATGAGCATCAAGACAGAGTGTCTGGTGTTTTAACGGTTGAGTCTTGGATCATAGAGGATTCTAAAATGGACAAGTCAAAGCTTTACGGCTACGATTTACCAAAAGGCACGTGGATGGTTAAAATGAAAATAAACAACGATGATCTGTGGTCTAAAGTAAAGGATGGTTCTTTGAAAGGTTTAAGCATTGAAGGTTACTTTACTGATCGTATGGAAAAGATGTCAGAAAGACAACCAACAGATCAAGAGATACTATCTGCTTTAAATGAGATAATACGTGAAAATCAAACAGAATCAAAGTAATTCTATTATATAATGAACCTAAAAAAGAAATCATGGATATTAAAGAACAAATACTAATAGCTTTAGGGCTAAACAAAGAAAAAGAAATCACATTGGCTTGGCAGTCAAAAAGCGAGGATGGTACTATTTTCGTTTCTACCGCTGATGAATTAGCTGAATCGGTGGACATCTCAGTTCTTACCGAGGATGGTACTACAATTCCTTTGCCAATTGGCACGTATAAAACTGAGGATGGAGTATCTTTCAGAGTTGAAACTGAAGGTATAGTTGCTGAAGTTATGGAATCAGAAACTGAGGAGGAGGTTGAAGCATCTGAGGAGGAATTATCAGAGGAATCTACTGAATTAGCAGAGGAGGATGACAAAGAGGATTATGATGAGGAAGCAGCAGTATATGACTGGGAAGGTATGGAGAAACGTATCAAAAACTTAGAGGATGCGGTAGCTGATCTAAAAAGAGATAAAGTTGGTGGTGATGATGATGTTGAGGAGATGTCTGAGGAGACTCCAGAAGTATCTACAAATCCTAAAACTATAAAGACTACTGAAGTAGTTGAATTTTCAGCAGAGGATGAAATTGAAAAATTGAAAGCTGAGAATGAAAAATTAAAAACTGAATTAGCAGAAAGTCCTGCTGATGCACCAGTTAATACTAACAAATTTAGTGCTGATAGACCTGTGTTATCAAGAAAAGAATACAGAAAGCTAGACAGTAGAGCTAAATTTTTACACGACTTAAATAAATAAATAACAAACTAAAAAACAAAAATTATGGCATTTAATGTAACGAGTAACTTTGCGGGTAAAGCAGCTGGATTCTATGTGTCCGCAGCACTTAAACAAGCAACATCATTAGACTATTTAACAACTATGGAAAATGTTAAGTATAAGTCTAATATTCAAAGAATGGCAGGAAGTACAGTAGTAAGAGACGCTACTTGTGACTTTACTGATCATGGAACTTTAGCTTTAACTGAAAAAGTATTAGAACCTAAGAACCTACAAATTAACATTGACCTTTGTAAGAAAACTTTACTTACATCTTGGGAAGCTCTTGAAATGAGAGCAGGTGCAGGAGCTATGCCTCCAGTATCTTTTGAGGACTACGTAATATCTTATATGGGAGAAATTATAGCACAAGCAACTGAAAACTCTGTATGGAGTGGTGCAGCAGCTAATAATGGAGAATTTGAAGGATTTTTAACAGGAACAACAGGTATCTTTGCAGTTGACGGTACAGTAGTTAGTTCAACAGCTTCTGCTGCTTATTCTGCGGCTAACATCATAGCTAACTTACAAACTTTAACTGCTGATATGGCAGCTAATATATCTCCTGTATTGAGAAAAGAGGACTTGCATATTTATATGAACCCTAAAACTTACTCTTTCTATGTATCAGCAGTATCTACATTAGGATATGTAAACGCTTACAATATGAACGGTGACTATGAGCCAGTATTTGAAGGGTACAAAATCGCAGTAGTACCAGGCTGCCCAGATAATCAGGTAGTAGCTGCACAGAAATCTAATCTTTTCTTTGGAACTGATTTATTGTCTGATGCTACAAGAATCCAATTAATGGATATGAGTTTATTGGATGGTTCAGATAACGTAAGAGTAGTAGCTAGATACTCTGGTGGTGTTCAGCTAGGAGTTGGTGCTGATATTGTTCATCAAGCATAATTAACTTAATTAATAGAAGTGAGGGCTTCGGCTCTCACTCCTTTAACCTTAAAACATAAAATAACATGGCATGTACAGCACTTACAAAGGGTAGAGGACTTGATTGTAATAGAATATCAGGTGGAATTAAGTTTATATATTTCGCAGTTTATGACCAAGTAACATCAATACCAACGGCAAACGGTGAAATTACTGATTTAGAAATGGGTAGTAATAGTCTTTATAGATACACAATGCCTTTGGGTGTTGCTAGTCTTACCGATACTATTACTGGATCTAGAGAAAACGGAACAATATTTTACACTCCTACGGTTAACATCATACTTAACAGACTTACCAAAGAGGATCAGAATCAGATAAAATTATTAGGACAAACTAAAGTAATAATATTCGCACAATTAAATCAAACAGTAACAGCAACAGGACATGATGCTATTGTCTGTCTAGGTAGTGTGAATGGAATGGAGCTTAACGCGGGAACAATGGATAGCGGAGCAAGTTTTGGGGATCGTTCAGGTTATAGTCTAACCTTCGATGGTTTAGAAAATCAACCTTTCCAATTTGTACCAGACTTTACAACCAATCCATTTGACAATGGTGGGTTCACATTAGCTGGCGTTGTTTCATCTTAAAAACAATTAGTAGTTTTCATATATTCTTTGATGAGAGGGCTTAATGCCCTCTTTTCTTTTATTCCAAATAAATTCGGCACTTTTCTATTATATAGTAGATGATACAAGCAATCACAGAAACTAACCTGACTACTTACTTACAGACAGAGGATAATCGCATAGATACTTCGGTTGGTTCTGACAAGATTAGGCACTTAGTAAAATTTAGCAATGACATGGATAAGTCAATTCAATATGCTTATTCTACTGTTCATTTGATCTATAATAGATACACAAAGTTTGTGTTTGATTATAATGCAACTCCTGATGTTTATACAGGTCGAGTAAACTTTAAACCAGCAGGATATTACAAATACGAAGTCTATGAAGTAGCTTGGAGTGGTGCAGTCGCTATAAGTGCAGGAAACGCACCTGTAACAGAGGATGATGTATTGCCAGTAGGTCCTACCCATGGAGTGGTTCAAGGGCTTGTAACCAAAGGAAAAATGTATGTTGCTGATAAGTCAGGAACTGCACAAGTTCAGTACACACAAAGGCAAGAGCCAAGTGGTACTAACTATATATATTACGGACAATAAAAAACAATTAAAATGATAGAAAACGTACAACAACTATTAACAGAACAACTAGGAAAAAATGGTGGAACAGAAGTCTTTACAACAGCTAACCAAACAAGCAAAGACTTTTATTGCGTTTTCTTTCCTGTTGAAAGTGTTATCTTAACAATAACAGCGGCAGATGCCACAGGAGAATCTGCTTTACATGAAAAGACAATGGCAGCAGGAACTACAATATTCATGAATATAACACAGATACAGCTTACAAGCGGTATTGGTATAGGGTATCATGAAGGGGTAACTACATAAACATGAAAGTACTAAAACTAGGACAAAGTTTGTGTTCATCTAATAATCAAGGGGTTTCATTTAGCAATAAATATTCTTTAGATTTTGATGGCGTAGATGACTATTTAAGTTTAGGAGATTCTAATACTTTTTCTTTTGGTAATGGAAGCACAGATGTTCCATTTAGTTTATCTATATGGTACAAAACATCTGATGTTACTAGCATGCCTTTATTTTCAAAAACAACAGCAGTGTCAGCAGAAAGAGAATACTACATGTATATTAGTGGAGCTGATAAGTTAGCTTTTGCATTGTTTGACACTAGCTCTGGCGGATATATACTGGCACAAACAGCAGCAGTTACCAGTACACAAGGCTCTTGGACTCATGTCGTTTTTGCTTATGCAGGTAATGAAACAAAAACAGGATTAAAAATATATTTAAACGGATCTTTGCAATCTGTAACTTATAGTGCAGATGGTGCTACAATAGGAACAGGTCCGTATGTGGCAATGGAAAACACAGCTTTTCCTTTAAATATAGCATACTTTCCAATTATTAACGGATATACAGATGGGAACTTAGATGAAGCTAGCATGTGGAATAAAGAGCTTTCTGCTAGTGATGTTACAGCAATATATAATAGCGGAGAACCAACTGACTTATCAGGAGAAGCTGCTCTAATAGGATGGTGGAGAATGGGAGACCCTACAGGTCCTGGTACTTATCCTACAATTACCGATCAGAGTACTAACAGCAACAATGCTACAATGACTAATATGACTGATAGTGATATAGTAACAGTGGTACCTTAAAAGACTTAAAATGAAATATGTAATTTATAATATGGAAAATGTAGACACAATAGACTTTACGCAAGTGCTAGAGGATAGTGTTGATACATTAAGACTTTCAGTTAATGGAACTAAAACAGTTTTAAAATTTGAAGGTGAAACACCCAATTTTTTAGTAGGTTTGCAACAATATACTCATTCAGAAATCTTACCAATAATGAAGGGCGATGAATGGTCTAAAGAATTAGAAATATGAAAGACAATATAATTAACATTGAATTATCAACTAGCACATCTCCAACGGTTCAAGAAGTTAGGGGTAGAGATTGGATAGAATACGGAACAGATGACTGGAAAAACTTATACCCACAGTTCCTTATAGACTTGTATTATTCTAGTAGCATTTCTGCTGCGATTATTAACTCTACTTCTGAGATGATTGCAGGAGAAGCTCTTATAATAGAGAATGATGATGACAGAGATCTAGAAGCTAGGGTAAAGCTAGAGAACTTTATCAATAGAGCTAATGGTAATGAAAGCTTACATGAAGTAATAAAAAAGATAGCATTTGACTTTAAGCTGCAAGGGGGGTTTGCTCTTAATTTAGTGTGGAGTAAAGACAGGACTCAAATTGCTGAAATCTATCACGTGGATGTTTCTAAGATAAGATGTGCTAGACCTGATGAATTTGGAAAGACTAATGGCTATTACATAAGTGCTGACTGGACAAATACTAGACAGAACAAGCCTTATTACGTTCCAGCATTTAATGCTAATGATAGAACATCTGCGAATCAGATTATGTATTCAGGGCTTTATAGCCCAGACATGAACTCTTATTATACTCCAGATTATGTTAGTTGTAATAACTGGGCACTTATAGATTCCCGCGTTTCGGAATTTCATCTTAATAATATATCAAACGGTTTTGCGGGTTCTTTTATGATATCCTTTGCAAATGGGGTTCCAACTAGAGAGGAAAGAATACAAATAGAGCAAAGTCTAACAGATAAATTTACGGGTACTAATAGTGGTAAATTTGTACTTACTTTCTCAGATGATAAGACTCGAACTCCAGAAATCACTCCAATAAATACAAGTGACTTAGATAAGCAATACATAGCCCTACAAGAGCTTTTGACTTCTAATATACTTTCTGGGCATAGAGTAACATCAAAGACCTTAATGGGAATTGATACTGCTAATGGCTTTTCAAGCAATACTGATGAAATCATAAACGCTGCTAATTTCTACTTGAATACGGTGGTAAAACCATTCCAAGATCAAATAGTAAAACAGCTAAGAAAAATATTCCAGATCAATAACATGGATATGCCTGTGAATTTCGTACAGCTTAAACCTATCACAGTTCAGTTTGATTCTAAGACTATTAGAGAGGTGATGACTACGGATGAAATCAGAGAGGAGCTTGGACTAGAACCGTTAGGGGATGAAGCAACAGTAGAGCAAGAATTAAAATTAAGCAAAGTAGGAATGATAGATGGGCAGCCTGTATTCAGCACAATAGCTGAAGCAGAAGCACAAGCAAAAATTAAAGGATGTGAAGGGTATCATGAGCATGAATTAGAAGGCAAGACAGTCTACATGGCTTGTGATGGACATGAGGAGGCTACTAACTTAGCTGAGTGTGATTGTGAAAAGCAAAAAGATAAATGTGACTGCGAAAAGACAGAGTTGTCAAAAGAAGCAAAAACAGAATTAGAGAGCTTCATTGATCAGTATGGAGAGGACATTCCAGAAGGTTGGGAATTAATAGATGATGAAATAGTAGATGGAGAACACCAAGACTTTGATTTTGAAACTGAATTAAATAAAATTGCAAATCAAGAGCCTTTAGAATTAGCATCAACAGGAACTGCTAGACCAAACGCTAGAAGTAGTCAAGATGGAACTAATAAAGAGGATAACGAATTTTACAAAGTAAGATATGTTTACACTAAAGACAATTTTTTAAGTCAAGAAGGTTCAACTAGAGATTTTTGCAAGTTAATGTCATCAGCGAATAAAGTTTACAGAAAAGAGGATATTATTCAGATGGGAGATAGAGCTGTTAATCCAGGCTGGGGACCTAGAGGTGCTGCTACTTATTCTATATGGCTATACAAGGGCGGTGGCAACTGCCATCATTTTTGGTTAAGACAGATTTACAAAACTTCTTTAAGAGGCGCGAAAAGCAAGATAAAACCAAGTGAAGCAATATCTTACACTAAAGCATTATCAGAAGGTTTTACAGCAGAAAGAAATGACAATTTAGTGGCAAGACCACCAAAAAGGATGAAAAATAACGGATTTTTAGAACCAAGATAAATTATGGCATACGTATTATTTATATCAGAACAGAAGCTTAAAGACAGCACAGCAATAAATCTAAACGTAGATGTGGATTTATTACTCCCGTTTGTACGTGAAGCACAGAAGCTGTATGTTGAAACAGTATTAGGAACAGATCTTACTCAAAAGATCAAAGACTTAATTACAGCAGGAACTATTGGCAATGTAGGGAATGAAGCCTATAAGACTTTAGTTGATGAATACGTTGGCGACATGCTACCAGGATATTCTCTTTATCACGCTTTTCCGTACCTTCGTTTTCGTGTGGAAAATGGTGGAGTTTTCACTCACGATTCTGAAACTGGAACAGCACTTAGCACAGAGGAAGCTCAGCATTTTAGAGAGGAAGTCCTTAACACAGCTTCTTATTACAGAGAAAGGCTAATAGACTACATAAGAAACAACATATCAAGTTTTCCAGAATACTCGACAAATTCTGGTGCAGATGTTAGCCCAACTACTGAAAATTACTATGCAGGGATGAACCTAGAAAGACCAGAACAGGGAACTGAATTAACATTACGTGACTTTTTAAGCGCAGGAGATTAATGAAAAAACATTACAAAACTAAAACAACAAACATAATTAAGCTGAAGTCTTACTTAGAGACTAAGCCTAAATCAAATAAAAATGACAGATCTAAAAGACACTCTACAAGTAGGAATAGCTAACGGATCAGCTATTGGCTTTAGTATTACTGATTGCAACGAAGTTTTAACTCTTGTATCTTTAATATTAGCAATAGCCTTTACTGTTTACAAATTTGTTAAATTTAATAAAGATGCCTAAGAAACGTAAGCTGAACAGCACAAATCCTAAGTACAACAAAAATCTAAAGGATGAACCTAAAATGCGTAAAGAACTTCTTAAAGAAGTTAAAGGGTGTAAAATCTATAAATCATACTACATCTAGTTTGAGCCAAGCAAATATCCTTATTATTAGAAAGACATTTACTGATGAATCTACGATTGGTGAATTGTTTTTAAATGGTGAAAAGATGTGTGATACTTTAGAGCTGCCTTATAAAGATAATCAAAGAAGTATTTCTTGCATACCAGCAGGAGAATACTCAGCAAGATTAAGATACCCAAGAGAAAGTGGAAGTAGAGATTACTTGCACATATTAGTAAAAGATGTACCAAATAGAGATTATATACTTTTTCACAGAGGTAATACAGCTAAAGATTCAAGGGGCTGCATCCTAGTAGGATTAAAAAGTCAACAAGACATTGTTTATAATTCAACTTTAGCTTTAGATTTATTACTTAAAGAAATCATATATTTGGGAGTCACAGAAATGAATTTAATAATCAAAAATAAATAATATGAAATTTTTAGAAAAGTACCTTATCGGTCAGATGTTTAAATCAAAGAAATTCTGGTACGCAGTTAGTTCAATAGTTGTACCTGCATTAGTAAAGTTTTTAGGAGTAGATGTAGAAACTGCTCAAAACTTATACTACGCACTACTAACTTTAGTTGTCGGTCAAGGAATTGCAGACATTGCTAAAAAATAATAGATACAGATTAAAGCCGCATGAAGTTGTGGCAATACAAAAAATGCGAGAATCCGACACTAGGAACATTCTGGTGATCGGTGACTTGCATGAACCTTTTTGCTTAGAAGGTTACTTAGACTTTTGCCTAGAGCAATACTAAACTTATAATTGCACAGAGGTTGTATTTATAGGTGATGTACTGGATAATCATTACTCAAGCTACCATGAAGCATCAGCTGATGGTATGGGTGGCTTAGATGAGCTTGAATTAGCTATTAAGAAAATAGGGCGTTGGCGTGATGCTTTTCCTATGGCTACTGTAATAATTGGTAACCATGATAGAATTATAATGCGTAAAGCTCAAACATCCTCAATACCATGTAAATGGATAAAATCCTATAAAGAAGTATTAGAAGTTCCTAATTGGAATTTTGTAGAAAGATTAGAAATAGATGGAGTACAATATATTCATGGAGAAGGAGGAACGAGCAGAACTAAGTGTCGTGCTGATATGATGAACACAGTACAAGGACATTTACATACACAATGCTATACAGAACATTATGTAGGTAAGAAGTTTAGAGTTTATGGAACTCAGGTCGGTTGTGGAATTAATCACAATTCTTATGCTATGGCTTACGCTAAATATGGTAAAAGACCTGCTGTTGGCTGTGGAGTTGTTCTTAATGGTACCACTCCTATAAACCTTTTAATGCCTTTATAATGAAGATAAAAGACTCTACGAAACTAACTATATTCTATTTCTTACTTATAGTAATAGTTTTACTCTTAGCCACATAATATACATATTAACATCTTAATTGTTAATAACTTTGTAAATAATTGTGTTAATATAACTGTTAATACAAATTATTCTTGTATGTTTGCATCATATTAATCAAGAAATAATAAAATGACACAATTTAAAGTAATTAATAGAGAAACTAAAGAAGTACAAATATTTAACACCAAAGAAATACTAAATTTCTTCAGATGTGAGTATGACCCTCAAACTAAAAAGATTAAGTATTATAATAATATGAGGGATTATGCTATTAGTGAGGTTAAGTCTAAAATACCTACAATAGTAGATACAGTAATAAAATCAGTAATTGCTGTAGCAATAGTAGTATTAACAACTGAATTAATATTAAGATGGTTCTAGATAATAAAATAATATCAAAAGAATGGTGGTTAAAGCCAACACTAAGTGCAGTATCTTTGTACTGTTATAATCATAAGACTAGATATACTGATTATAAAGAAGTAGACAGTACAGTAAGAGTGGTAGGTACTAGAAAGCAGGTACTAGACTTATTTAAGAAACTACTTATAGAAGAAGGTTTACAACTAAGAGGTAGTATACAAATAGAAACTACAGACCTACATCTTAAATTATACAAAAAAAATAATAATGAAGCACTAATTATAAATTAATATGAAAACTGAAAAACTAAAAGAAAAGTACATAAAGTACGAATTAACTAAAGATGATGTCTTTAAACATCAACACTATATCATCATTACACGTTCAGGTATAGAGAAAATACAAGCCATTGAAAATATAAAAATATATTTTGATGTAGTAAAGTGTGAAACTAATTTTGCAGGAGTAAAAGCAACAGCAACTAAAGATGGAACTTACATAGAAACATTTGGTTCAGCATTAAAAGGTAATAGTTTTAAAGACGGTAACACTAATAGTCGTTATGTACTTGAAATGGCTGAGAAAAGAGCAATGTCAAGAGCAGTATTAAAGTTGACAGGGTTCTATGAGCTTGGAGTATTTGGAGAAGATGAAGCAGATGATTTTAAAAAGAGTAATAACTAAATAAATAAATAAAAATGGAATTTACAGGAAAATTAATTAAGAAGTTTGACATAGAGTCAGGAACATCTAAAGCAGGTAAAGAATGGAAGAAGCAATCAATAGTAATTGATACAGGTGACGAGTTTAACAATGAAGTCTGTGTAAGTGCCTTTGGTGATAAATTACAACAAATGAACAAGCTAGAAATAGGAATGGATGTATCAGTTCTTTGTAATGTTTATTCAAGAGAATACAACGGAAGATATTTTCACAATATAGATGGCTACTTTTTTACTAATCAAAGCAACAAATCTTCAGACAAAATACAGAATGGAGAAGCTGAAGATGATTTACCTTTTTAAGATGAATACAGAAGATAACTTTAAAAACCTTTGCGACCTTACTACAAGTTTAGTAGGGTTGCCTAAAGGCTCTCTAGCTTTAAAAACTAGGAAGACAGAATACCAAGTGCCTAGAATGGTTGCAGCTATGGTTGCAAGACTTGAAGATAAAACGCATAGGGAAGTAATAGCTAAAGTCTTGGATAGAAACAGAACTAGCGTAAACCATTATGAAAGATGTCACTCAGCTAACTATTCATCATTTCCTATGTATAGAGAAACATTTATAAAAGTATTTAACGCTTATACGGAAATAAAAGACGCTAAATTAACTTTTATTGACTTGTATAACTTACAAGAACACCTGAGGAAAAACGGAATACACGACAGCTCAAAACATCAGACTACTATACGTATTGTTTCAGGTAAATTTGGAAAAGATGTTAAAGTTTCTTACAAAGACTTCTACAAACAATTAAAATTATGTAAGTTAGCCCTTCAAAATTATCAACACGAAATAGAAGTAATATGAAACATTTATTAAGTAGTTCAGCTTTTTTAATAGTGAACAAGCAATTAGCGAAGCAGGTAGGATTGAAGGGTGCAGTCCTACTTGCTGACCTAATTAGCAAAGAAGAATACTTTATAGCTAACGGAATGACTGATGGTTGGTTTTTTAATACAGAAGCTAACATAGAAGAAGATACTACACTAACTTCATACCAACAAAGAAAAGCTATTAAAACTCTTAAAGAATATAATATAATAGAAACTAAACGTATTGGAGTACCTGCTAAGCAACACTTTAAGATAAATGAAGAACAAGTTGTGAAGTTTCTTAACAACAAGTTATTAAGTAAATCAACAACTATTAATAATAATAAAGAAATAACATTAAATAATAATATATCTATAAAAGAAAAATTTTTAAATGATGTTATGGTTTTAGATTATCCTGAAGAAATGAAATTAGACTTTATTAATTACTGGACAGAGAAAAGTTCTGATAGGAGATATCAAAAACAACCAACTTTTGATGTAAATTAAAGATTAAAAAGATGGGCTAAAAATTCTGCTAAATGGAATACAAAAAAACAAGGAACATCAAAATTGGATAAACAAATAGATGAATGGCAAAAAGCAAAAGAATTATTAGAAAAAATACAAGAAGTAACAGCAGTATTTCTGCACATCAAAGGATTGATGACCATGAAAAATTATGTAGAATAATGCAAGAAATGACTAACAAAAAAATTGATAGATTGGAGAAAGTAGTTATGACTTATACCGGCATGTTGGTAGTTGGAATGAGTACTATCATTTATAACTTATTATT